CCACTAAGAATCTAGTAGAGTCCACTATATCGTTAAGATTACCACCGCTTGAAGTTACGCCAAAGTTTGCCTGTTCTGGCAGGTATAATATTTTATCTGTGCCAATCGATATGCGTGATGGGTCATCAACACCAGTAATAAACTTGATTCCAAGACAGCCATATCTAATTGCAAGATTTAGCTCTAACAATGCAACATTCACTGCAAGATCGGTTTGAGCCACGTCCATTGCGTTGCCTACGTGGTAGTCGCGGATCGGTGGATAGCGATGACAAAAGGTTACTGGCAACATGCCATATGGATTAATGTCGTTTTCGTTGACACTCATCACTTTACCTTCTTCATCAACAAGGAAATGTCTTCCAGGTACACCATAGCGTTCCTCAGTCCACACCGCGTGCATCACATCGGATGATCTTGCATTGCCTTGGTTTTCAATTGGATACATGACTCCAATCGGTTTTTCTCGTGAGTCACCTGCCAAGAATAGCGGTGTGAAATGAGAAAGTATTTCATACTCAATCTTTTGCTCTACCTCATTCCACTTGCTCCTAAATGCCATTGTACCAAGCAGAAATGTTAACCGCTCTAGTATCCTGCGCTGCGCATTGAGTCCATGTTTGTCTATAATAGACAAGTAAGATTCGCTGGCGCGCATGCGCGGTGGGCGTTTGTATGTCATCGAACGTAGACTGCACACACGTCTAGTGAGATTATTTTGCGGGATGACTGTCTGGCGCAGTGTTTCTGGGCCAAAGTAATCGCTCACATAGTGGTCTAGGTTGATGCCTTCATAGAAGTCCATCAGATAGTCACGTTCGTGAGTACGCTCATCCTCGATATATTTTAACTGTTCTTGTAATGCGCTAAGTATCGCGCCTTCGGATTGATCTTGAATTGTAAGCATATCTACCTTTAAAAGAAATCGATGACACCAGCGTGTCGGTTTTTCATTGGAAATAAGTTTGTCAACAGAAAACGTAATGCATCACACGCGTGATCAAACTTACCATCTTTTTTTGGTTCGTGACGTAAGGTTTGGTCTTCGCGGTGTTCTGGGTAGTGATAATTTTCGTACGCTTCAATGCTTTTTTCGCACTTTGGGTGAATAAACAAGTGCGGATCGCCATTTGCATCCTCAAACCATCTGCGTACGTGAGATACTCCAGATACTACGTTTCTGGTTACTGCATCGCGTTTTATGTTAACGCGCAGGCCCTGGTTGGCAAATACCTGTATATCACTAATTCCAGACTGTAAATTTGTACCACTTCCCGCAGGATCGCCCCAAATACCAGTATATTCGTAGCCAAGCGACTTTAATTTGTTCGCAAACTCTTCTGTGCGCGTGTTTTGCAGGTTTACCTCGTCAATTTGATGCACATCAGCAAAATTCTTCTCTTTATTATGTAACTGGACAATATTTGCGTGGCTGTGGCGATAACCAAAGTCTAAACCAACGTATACTGGCTTAGATGGATCGTATTGTACGTCTTCTCGGACCTGCGTGGTCCGATCTAATGGAAACACCTTGCCTGCATAGCTCTGGAACTCGCAGAGAATCTCCTGGAGATAGGTTTCTTTGGTTAGTGTGCGCTTTAATTCTTCGTGGTCATCTTTAAAATATGGTGATAAGGTACTAGGAAAACGCCAGGACTCCCAATCTGCGTACTCTTCGTTCTTTCCAAGCTCGTAAAGGTAATGTAGGAAGTTAAATCCGCGTGGCGTACTGGTGAACATTGCCCAGCCTTGTCTATCGGATAGCGTTGGGCGTAAATACATTTCAAATACGTTTCGTGGAATAAGCGCGGCTTCATCAATACATAAATAGTCAATACCTTCACCAATCAATGATTCTTGATTCTCCGCTGACTTCACCGATAGTTCGCTACCTAATCCTGCCAACTTCATGTAATACAAATCTCCAGATATTTCTTTTTTGGATTCTAGTGGTAGTTTTAACTCTGTCATTACAATACGCTTTACCTCACGCGCTATCTTATTAGCCAGTGAGTAGTTTGGTCCTACGATCCAGCCACGTGTTCTGGGCGTGAGTAACCATGGCAGGATTTCGTGCGCTGCCATAAAGGATTTGCCACTGCGTCTGCCCATAAGACAAACGCGAAACCTGGCTTTACTATTATGAACTGCCAGCTGTTGTGGAGTCGGGTGATACCCCAAAAGACTCCAGAGCTTTTGCTTGTTCAGTATTTGCTTTATCAATTGGATTGTCCTCAAACCCACACTGCTGTAACACAGTTTGCAGGTTACCAGTCATGTCAACGGCTGTCTTATCACTCATACCAAGGTAGTTTTTAGCCATAAATATCTGCATTGCGATTGCGTTGTTTTCAATAGCTGAAACCCACATAGCGCGTCTAAGCTTAAACTTCATCTCTTCGCGACCTGCTTCGTACTGTGGTTTGAAACTTTGACGTATGTGATTTTCACCTACCTCGAAGTATTTACCGATTTCTGCGTAGTTACATCCAAATGATGCAAGCATTCTTACTTTATCTGCGTCTACTTTACTCTTCATCAATATTAGCCTGTTCGATGACATTCTTTATTTTATTAAGTGTTCTGCGCCAGTATTCCTTTACGCTGGACTCGGTGATGTCCATTTCCTTCGCTATATCAACAAAGGTGTGGCCGAGTGTGCGCTGTTTGAACACGCGGAGTTCTTGTGGCGACATAAGATCATAAAACTTATGTGCGCTGATTTGCAGGTTGCGCAGGTGTGGTTCGATGAGTCCGCTGCGGAATACTAGCATGTGGAGATGGTAGCGGTCTGCGCGGTCGATGGCGTGCAGCCATTTGTCTGTATTTTCATCAGTTAGATTAGACCAAACCTCTTCCATTATTTGAATTTACGCATAAGGTGTTGACAAAAACGAAAGTAAAAATTTTAAGACGCGGTAAGTAGGGCCGGGCCGTGGGGGCCTTGGTATACCCAAAAAGTTATACATAATGTATGTTATATGCAATTTTTTTTGGGTGTAACATTCTGATATATTCAATAATATAAAGACTTATAAATTTACGTGGGTTTTCGCGGTATTATTTAAACGGGTTTTATGTCATTGTGACGCATTGCGTGTTACTCTCTTTTTGTTTTGGTTAGATAGATATTTTTTATTTTTAATGGTGTTGACACAATATATATATATAACTAAATTTATGAGCGCTTAGAGAGAGCGCAATTCACTAAACAACAAAAGAGAGAGTAAAATGTTAGATAAATTAAAGCAATTATTAAAAGAGATTGAGTCCATCACTCAAGAAGATATTGATAATAATTTAAATTCATTTGTCAATAGGAATTCAATTATTGAAACTATTGAAACTAGAATAAAAATGATTATTGATGAGCAAGAAAACGCAATTAACACTAAACAATAAAAGAGAGAGTAAAAAATGAATAAAACAATAGCAAAAGAAGTAATTGGTGGCGGCTTGTCGGATACTTCAAAAATGCCATCATATTCAATTAATTTGAGCGCGCTTGATTGCATAACAGGTAGTAAACTAGTAAACGTTGAAGACAGCGTGTGTTTTGGTTGCTATGCTTTGAATGGTAACTATAAAAGATACAACCTACCTTTAAAAATGCAATTAAGCGGTAAAACTCAAAACATAAACAAACTTGAATGGGTTGAAGCTGTTGTCCATTTAATCGATAACCAAGGAAACAAAAAAGATAAAAACTATTTTAGATGGCACGACAGCGGAGATTTACAAAGTATTGAACACTTAGAAAAAATAGTTGAAGTGTGTTTGTTGACTCCAACCGTGAAACATTGGCTACCAACTAGAGAATATAAAATAGTAAATGATTTTATAAAGAATGGCGGCAAAATTCCTAGAAATCTAGTAATAAGATTTAGCGCGCATATGGTAGACCAAAAGCCACCAAAAACCAGGTTTAATACTTCAACCGTTCATAAAAACAAATCTTTTATTGGCAATGAATGCGAAAGTTATAAAAACGAAAATCAATGTGGAACTTGTCGCGATTGTTGGAATCCATCAATAAAAAATATTTCATATAAATATCACTAAACAAAAAAAAGAGAGAATAAAATGAAACTAACACTACCACAAAACAACCTAACAAAACCAAAAAGCGGTGAACATAACATAGAACAACTCTGTGTAATTGAAAACACAAAAGAAAATAAAAAAGCCATTAGACATATAAATAAACTAGCTAAAGAGCAAGGAAGTAGATATAAAATAAAGAGCAAATTTAGATGTCCAATTGATCGAAGCAAGGCCACCGAATACGGATCGGTCAAAAGTGAAAACGCGAAAGGAATAGGATTATATATTAAATTGACTGATGAAGCGATAGAGCAAGATAGAATGCGACAAGAACGCAATGAAGCATATAATCAAACAGAGCCGTCAATTAGTGATGATCATAAAACCGTTTTAAATAAACTCGCTTTAGTTTATGATGAAAACTCAAACTTAATAAAAGAAAATAATAGATTAAAAAAGTTATTAAAATTTCAAACATTAACTTTTGAGCAAAAAGCGGTATACATTATTGAAAAAGAAATTGGTAAATGGCAAGATAATGGATGGGATGAAAACTACTTTTTCAATGATGTAGATCAGGAATGCGTCAGTATAGAAATAAACACAATTCTAAATAATCTTAAAAATGAATATGGAGTAAAATAGCCATACTGACGATCGCAACTAGTTATTGCGTGAAATCCGCCATTTATTGGCGGATTTATGGAAACTAAAGAGAGTTTAAAATGAATATTAAAAAAACAACTAATACATTTATTTCATTAGTCAATAATGATTTAAATCAAAAAACAATAGACACAATTAATAAAAAAAATAAACAAGAGTATTATATTAAAAATAGGTTATGCGCTTCGCATGAATATATAGATACCAATATGTATTTATTTAAAGCATTAAGATTAAACAATATAAACTACGAAATTAATTCTAATGCTTTTTTTGATTTATGCGCATTAATCCATCAAGCGGCAATAGATAATAATTTTAAAAACATTCAAGATACTAAATTTCTTGATAATAAAATAAATCATTTAGAAATCAATGGTCCAAACGGTTTGGAAATTTCAAGAGATTGTATTATTGAAATTTTACTATCTGATTTACAAATAGCGAAAATTTTAGGCAGCCGTCAGCAAGTTTATTTTGATGGTATGGACTTGGTTAGCTCTAAATGGGATGATCAAACTATAGCAAGAATTAATTATAAAAAACCAATGATAATAAAAGATTTAAAAAACGAAATAACAAAAAAGAGGTAAATAAATGATAAGTAAAATATTAAGCGCATATGTCAAAATTTGCGCGATAATATGGATAATACGCGCATGTTTTGGGTTTTAGTCTACATTATAATAGGTTTGATTTTTTGGGGGCTTTTTGATATAGATTAAACCATAAAACGCAACAAATTAACCCGCATTTATGCGGGTTTTTTGTGCATTGCTGCGCAACCTTCGTAGTCTGCGCAACCTTCGTAGTCTGCGCATATGTCATATTAACAAGCGATTTTTTACTTATTTAATGTTGTTTTTTGGTCCAATTTACGCGGGTTTAGAGTGTCTAAAATTGGTACAAATTTCACTGTATCATTTTGTTAATAG